ATGGGGATGGGGCAGAATGAACAGGAAGCGCATTCTGAGGTGCCTTCCGGTGACACCGGTAATCGGTGGGCTACCACCGCGTGGCGTGCCTTTGGTGTGGGCCTCATGTCCGGGGTTTGGGGGTTGGCCCGTGTGGTCATTCCGCCCACCTACTTTAACAAGCCGATAGACATTATCGCAGTTCCTTTCTTTCACTTTACGGTGATGTTCTTGCTCTACGTAGCGGTGTCTGCGTGTTACCGGGTGGTCCGGGCTGTTTACCAAAACCGCATCCGTATCGCTCATGTAGCGAGGGGCGGTGTTCGTATCGCTAATGGGCGTGTGAAGCGAGCGGTGTCTAGACTGGAGTCGGAGGGGCGGGACTGATCTTTAGCTCACAACTGCCGACCGAACCAGACAACGCGGCCAACGACGTTAAACCCGGCCCGCTGGTCGTCGTCTTCCTTAACGGGGACTTCGAATGGCGGGTAATCGGGGTTGTCGGATATAACTTGCAGCCTACCGCCCGGAAGGCGTTGCAGACGCTTCACGAGTAGTTCACCGTCCACCGTAATCAAAAATATCCCATCGGTGGCGGCTGTATCGGCTCGGTTAATCAGGATGTTGTCCCCGTCGAAAAGAACATCCTCCATAGAGTCGCCCTTAACGCGAAGGACGCTCAAATCCTCCGGCCTTGCTCGCAAGTAGTTCTCCACCCAATGACGGCGGAATGCCATCGTGAACCGGGCTTGCGCCTCGTCTCCCAGCCAGTAGCCCGTACCCGCTGATGCGCAAGCATCGTAACGCGGGATGTAAACGAACTCGTCAGTATTTGCTGGCGTGGTATCTGCTGAATGGCGCGTGCTGTAGTTAGCATTTCCTTGCTCGCTGTCGGCACCTAATAGCCAGTCAACCGTTTTCCCCGTTGCTTTGCTGATTGCGAGTAGGCCGTCCGCCTTCGGGATGCTTCCTCGCTTGATGGTCTGCATCGTCCCTTCGGTTATGCCCACCTTCCGTCCCCAGCTATACAGGTTGTCATGCCCGATGGCCGTGAACAGGCGCTCTATGAACGCAGCCGCCGTTTGAGTTTCGCTCATGGTCGTCGTCTATCTGTGAGTTGGTCGTGACGCAAAGTATACATGCATATGCTGGGCGCGGTGAGTGGATGCTACCAGCATTTGATAATTTTTCCCTATCGCCATCATTTGGTGATTAAAAATCAGTATTTGATGGTTAGCATTTGCTTGTTTAAAGTTCGTCTCACGGTGCAGCAACAAGCAAAAGCTAGTTCGGCACCAGCAACACAGCAGCACCCGCCCGGCAGTGCGACCGGGGTTCTCGGGACGGTTCTTTAACAATTCGGTGCGTGAACGCTCACCGGCCTGCGGGCCACGGGCTAGTAACCGTATGTCCACCACGGGACACGAGACAGCCGGTAGCACCGGCACGTGGCGCGGCATTGGGCGGTTTCCTTCGAGTATTGCTCAGTGCCACGAGATAGAAACATTGGAACGGCGCATTGGTGCATCCAGTGCCTCTATCTCGATTCACCCGGGATTCCGGGATATCTGTCATTTATAAATTTAGTATTCCTACGTATAGGAGATTCGACCATGAGCGGAAGCAAAGGTTACAACGGCCACAAGAATTGGAATCACTGGAACGTGTCCCTGTGGATCAACAATGACGAGGGGCTGTACAGGGTCGCGCAAGAGTTGGTGCGTGACTCGGAGAACAAGCAGGTAGCAGCCGCCTCGTTACTGGCCCATCTGAACGACAACGGCGTCCACACCACACCGGACGGTGCGCCGTACAGCGTCAGCAGCATCCGTGCTGCGATGGTTGGCATGTAAGGGGGGCATCATGATCCACGAAAAGACCGTGTACGTGACGCGAGGAAAGACCTTCGACAGCCGCGAGAAAGCCGAAGGGCACCGCGTCGATCTGATCGGGGAGTTTTTCAACCTTGCTCCCGTCGTTTTGCATCCGCGAGAACGTATCCGCATTGTCGAGTACGTCGCGGCAAACCGTGCCGCGTTGGCTGGCCTGCTTGACTACTAAGGGGCCGCAATGTTCAGCACATACAAAGGCTTCCGAATCGCAAAGGGGCGGTGCGCAATCAGCTACAGCGTGCGGGTAGGCGGGCGTACCCGTTGGGGCACTCTTGCCGAGGTGCGGCAGGACGTTGATGACTTCCTCGCGGGCCGTCTCGCGGTGGCAAAGGCGGGGTGTGGTCATGCGTGAAGAAGCAGACATCGTGCACGAGAACGCGACCCATTGGGTTCACTGCAAGGGGGTGGGGCGGTTCGAGGTCTACCGCAAGACCACCACCCATTCCGTGCGATGCGCAACCTTTCATTTTAGTCATGACGCTTCGTACGCCCTGTTCCGCGCAATTGCTGATGCGGATTCGCGTGACGCCGCATGTCTCGCGTGAGGGAGTTTCTCTAACACAACTTCTAGAGAAAGATCACCTAGTAGCGGCTTACAAGGTAGCCGAGAATCGACTTGCCCTGCGAGTGAGTAGGTAAGTCAATCAACGAAGGAGAGCAGATGCAGCTTGTACATAGCGACTCCGGTCGCGTAGGCGGTGGCTTTATGAGGTTCCGTGAACGTGCCGAGCAAGGCGAAGCGATAGGCCCACAGCAAACGCACATGCTGCGGGCGTTCACGCGGCTTGCGGACACGACGGGGACGTTGTGCATCCGCGATGCAGCAAACGTGTTGGTTGTGCGCCCGCTTGAATTGACGGCGTACCTAGAGTCTCAGGGCTGGATATACCCGCACGGTGACGAGTGGCGTGCGAATCAGGAGCGCATCACTTCGGGGTTGCTGACGCAGAGGGAGATTCCTGTGCGGCTGGAGGGGCGAGGCAGAACGCAAGTCCGTATTTCGCAGAAAGGCATTACCAAATTGGCGCAGGCGTTCGAATGCCTCGCAGCCGCTTGAACTAAATTCAATCCACAGGAGAAGCAATGCAACACAGCACGAAGCAGCGTCCGTACCAAGGTAAGCCCGCCCGCAACGTCGGTTCCGCAGTCATCACGTCGGTTACTCGCCGCTCCCCGCGCTTTATCGAGCAGTCTGCAATGGCGTCGGCATTCGCCAAGTCCGTCAACCTCACGCCCGGAAAATGACGCCACGAGTTCGCATCGTCACACACAACGGCAAGGTAGTTGCAGCGTGTATTTCCGGCCTTGTCTCCCCGATTCGCACATCGGTCTTGATTCGACGTAACAGGGCGGTGAAGTAGCCAACGCAGTACAGAATTTCGGAACACGTCCCATCAATTTAATTAGGAGTTCTATGCATATTGTCCGTACCCTCAATTCGGTAGGCGGCACCCGCCCCGGCCGACAGTACACGCGCAAGAAGAACCGCGCAGCCCGCGCCATCGGCTTCCCGTCCCACGCGGCCTACGTGCAGCACCTGCTGGGCCGCATGCTCGCCAGCCGCATCGGTCTGGAAGGGGGCGCGTAACCGTGGGCGCGATGGTTCTCAGTCGCTTTCACGTGGAAGACGCCGAAGGTAAGCGCGTCTCCCGCTTCTACAACAACAAAGCCCCGGCGACTACCTGCCTGAATCGCGGTGGGTATCCATTCTTGTACCCGTCCCGCAAAGACACCACTGGTTGGGTCGTGATCGAAACCGTATTCGAGTACGCCCGCACCGTCACCCATACCCCGAAGCAACCGAAGGAGAAGACGCAATGACGCAAGCCCAACCGAAGTACAAGCCGTTCGACCTCGAAGCCGCCAAGGCCGGTGCAGCCCTGATTACCCGTGACGGCCGCGCTGCGCGGTTCGTCGCTTACGTGCCGGAGGAGCCGCAAACGTTCCGCGTGCTTGCGCATGTTACCGGTGAGCGCCACACGATGCACTTCTGCGACAACGGGGCTTTTCTTAGCGGCGAGGAAAACCGGCGCGACCTGTTCATGGCCCCGACCAAGCGCACGGTGTGGGTGAACCTGTACCGGGTCGGGGAGTGGGTTGAGGTCGGTAGCCTGCGTGCCTATGACACAGAGGCAGAAGCGCGACGCTACGGCGATGCGGCCCCCAAAGCTCTCGCTACGCTGCCGCTGGAGTACGCGGAATAACCGGCGCAGCCGAATAGGTTGCATAAGAGGAGAAGCAGCGCGGCTTCTCGTAGTGAGCAGTAACTAGCGAAACTCACCGACCCAAAAGCGCGCATCCAAGGTGTGCGCACTCTGAAAGGAATCCACATGAAATTCTCGAAGCATCTGGCCCGCGCTACGCGTGCCGTCCACCAGTTCGCCGTTTCCCTGCATATCAAGTCGCTGCGCCTCACGGTAGCCGCTGCCGAGGCGAAAGCCCGCGTACGCACTACGGAAGCCGATATCGCCTACAGCGTCGCTAACGCGGCCACCGATGCCGCCTTCGATGCCGATATCACTGCCGCCAAGGCCCGCGTCGCGGCGCGTGACGTGAAGCAGGCCGCACAGGCTGAAGCCAAGCTGATCGGCGGGGTGCTCTGATGACGAAGCAATTCAAAATCGGTGATCGCGTTCGTTGTGTGAGTGAGAGCGTCCGCCTGAAGCGTGGGGCAGTCTATACCATCGCCGGACAGACCGGCATCTACGTTCAGCTTCTGGAGACCGGCAGAACCGACTACTACGCCAGTCGCTTCGAATTGGCCGATGAGTCGTACTCGCCGCCCCCGCCGTCCAAGTTCAAAAAGGGCGACACGGTACGCTGCGTGTCCAGTGCGTCGTTGTACGGGAACAAACTGGAGGCTGGCGATGTTTACAAGGTAGAAGCAGTCAGCCGAGACCTTGTGCGTGTTGAGGGGGTCAATGCGCTTTGGCTTCATTGCCGATTCGAACGCATTACGCCTACCGCGACGAGCGGCGAAGCCCGCAAGGCTCGTGGTCAAGCAGCAGCGGCACGCCGTGCCGGTTCCGAGTGGGCGGCCCGCGCCATTGCAGCGCTGAAGCTGTTCTGCATGGAGAGCTACAAGCGCGGCGTCACTCGTGTGACTCTGGATGAATTCCGTGCCGCCGGGCGTGTGGACGAACCGGAAAGCGCGAATGCGTGGGGATCGCTGCCGCGCTCTGCGGCACGTCTCGGATTCCTTCGAGACACGGGCCATACGATGAAAGCGGGCCGTGAGAAGGCGCATGCGCGTCTGGTCAAGGTGTGGGCCATTCAGCCGCGAGCACTTTGATTGCTTCCGCCGTCCGACTGGCTCGCTAAGGCACAGGAGCTAGACGAAGGCCGGTCAGCCCGTGTAGGGCATGCCTGCGGCCCCGGACGCGTACTTTCCATCCGCCACGAGGCGCACCGCTGGAGCGCGTATTGCTTCCGCTGTGGTGAGCCGGGAATCGTGGACAAGCCGACGGAAACGCTCGGTGAATGGCTTGCTCGCCGCAAAAGCGAGCGCGAAGCCGATGAGGCGCTGGCCTCAAGCGTCACTCTGCCAGTACCAACCAACTTCGATATCGACTCATGGCCCGAGGAGGCACGCGTCTGGCTGTACAAGGCCGCGCTGGGCAGACCGGAGATTGAGCGCGTCGGTGCGTATTTCCACGAGCCGTCTGGTCGCGTGGTGCTGCCGGTGCTTGATGGCGAGCGGGTTGTGTACTGGCAGGGCAGGGCGATGGGCTGGAAGCCCGACGACCCGCGACCGAAGTACGTGAATCCAAACGTAGACCGTAGCCGCCTCGTCGCCAAGTACGGCACGGGCCGGGTGCTCGTGCTGACTGAAGACATTCTGTCGGCCTTCCGCGTCGGGAAGCACACGGAGGCGTGGTCGTTACTCGGCACGAAGCTGCCCGAGCCGGTCGCGGTTCAGATCGTCAGCCGGGGAGGGCCGGTGCTCGTGTGGCTAGACCCTGACTGGCAGTACCCCGCAGGCAAGCGGCCCGGCGTCATCGCTGCGCGGGCCATCGTCAAGCAACTCACCGGCTACGGTGTCAATGCCCGATACGTCTTATCGCGTGCTGACCCGAAGCTACTTTCTGACAGGGAGATACGCCGATTCTTGACGTAACACTGCTGCGTATTCTTCGCACCCGTGAGGAGTACGACCAGCTACACAGAGCGATACCCGACAAGGGCATCGATATCAAGACGAAGACCGTTCTAGCGGATTACGGCGCGTACTTCGCGGAGCATCCGACCGCTACGAAGATCGACACGGCAGCGTTCCAGACGTTCTTCGCGCTGCGTCACCCGAAGCTCAACGAGGAACAGCTTGCGCTGTACGGCGCGACGTTGCGAGAAGCTGCGGAGCCTGCACCGCCCGGTTCAACGGACGGTATCCGCAACCGGCTCGCAGAGGTAGCTACATCGAACCGGCTGGCCGCATTGATCGACGGGTACGAGGCCGGTGAAGTTGACCTGACGGCAGCACTGCGCGCCGTTGCGGAGCGGCACGAGAGCATCGTGCAGCGCACCGTAGAGCACCCGAAGGTGAAGGATCGCATCGAAGACATTCTGTTGGCCGAGGCGAACGACACCGGGTTTCACTACGGCATCGCATGCATCGACGCTTCGATGAAGCCACTGCGTTCCGGGGACTTCGGGATCATCGCGGCCCGTGTCGATAGCGGGAAGACCAGCTTGATCGCCTGTCTGCTCGCAGCGTTCGCGCCGCAGGTAGAGCAGCTATTTCCCGGCCAAGGTCGAACGATCATCGTGCTGAACAACGAGGGACCGGGACGGAAGATCAAGCAGCGCTTCTATAACGCGATGCTCAAGGCCACGACTTCGGAACTCGTCCGATGGTCACAAGACGGTTCGATCTACGAGCGGTACGTTCAAGCGCAGGGCGGGCGCGACCTGTTCTACGTGTTCGACGTGCACGACTTCACGGTGAGCCAGCTTGAGGACATTGTGCGCGACGTGAAGCCCGCTGTCGTAGTCGTGGACATGCTGGACAACGTGTCGATGGATCAAGGCGCGGCCAACGGCGGTACGCGAACCGACCAGTTGCTTGAGGCGATGTACCAGCGCGCCCGAATTTGGGCAGTGAAGTACGACTGTGCCGTGCTCGCCACGTCGCAGTTGAATGGAACCGCCGAAGGCGAGTGCTTCCCGAAGCAGAACATGCTGGCGAACAGCCAGACCGGTAAAGCCGGTGCTGCCGACTTCATTCTGATGCTAGGCCGCTCCAGCGACCCCACCCTTCAGAACACGCGGTTCCTTTCCCTCCCGAAGAACAAGAAGCGACGCGACGGCGCGGCAGGCGACCCTCGGCGCGAGGTGTACTTCGACGCAGGTAAATCGCAGTTCAATGACCCGGAGTAATCCGATTGCGACCCACTGAAATCTACAACGCCCCGTCCTTGGTGAACGGGGCAGGGACCACTACATCCCCGACGACGGCAACGCTGATGGAGCGCCGCGACGGTACGCCGTTGCTCGTGCTGCGACAGAAGCCGGTCAATCGGGATGACATGGACGACGACGATATCGTGGCTCTGGACGAGTCCGCGATGCAAGCCATCTACAAACGACTGCATACCCACTTCGGAAACTGACATGGACAAGAACATCGCCGCGCTTCTGCGTGAAGGCATTCGCACCGTTAGCGTGCGCTTCCAAGGTGCGCCGCTGGAAAAGACCTACATATACGTGACGGACCTTGTGCTGCTTGCCGGGGATCGTGCCGTGGTTCAGGTCGCTGAGAACTACAAGGTTGTCGAAGTGGTTGAGCAGCACAGTGACTTGCGAATCGAGCCGAACAGCGAGCATCGCTACCAGTGGATCGTGAGCAAGGTTGACCTGAAGCAATACCAGACGAATCTGGAAACGAATCAGCGCATCGAGCGCACTGTTGCAGACGCTTACCAAGCCAATCTGCGCCGGGGCTATCAGGAGCAGGTGCTTGCTGGCCTCCTCCCGGAAGCGCAGGCCGAACTGCTGGCGCTGACCCAGCCGAGAACCATCGTGGAGGTCGCATGATCGCTTTCCAGAAACCGACGCCGCCGTGCGTTGAATGCAAGCACTTCCGCAAGGCGCAGATTTATGTACATGCGGGCTACGGGATTTCAGCGCAATGTCGGGCGAACCCAACCCGCAAGCCTGACCATGTGAACGGCGGTGAGGACGTGTACTACACGACTGCATATTCGGCGCGGAAGGGGGAGCACTGTGCATCGTTCGAGCAGCGTCCCAAGTTCAGCATCCTGAAATTCTTCGGGCTGCCCGGTTGAACTACACCGTATGGGACATTGAGTCTTCGACCAAGACGGAATACAAGCGCAAAGCTAATCCGTTTTCGCCGGAGAACTATGTCGTATGCCACGGATGGTGCCGGGGGAAACTCTCCGACCAAAATCTGAACTCGTCAGGTGAGCGCGTTTTCGGCGAGTACTTCCCTGACGGCGACACCCAAGAGGCGCGGGTAGCCGCCTGCAAGAACCTGCCGAATGATTGGTTCACGAAGCTGCTGGCCGGTACGAAGTTGCTGGTCGGTCAGAACATCAAGTTCGACCTGCTGTACGCCATCGCTAACCCCAACTCCAATGCGCAGGCCAACCTGTCGGCGTGGATGGATTTCGTGGCTGGCGGCGGCATTGTGTGGGACATTCAGCTTGCCGAGTATCTACTGGCAGGGATGGAGCAGTCCTCGCACATGCTCGCGTTGGACGAGATTGCCCCGGCCTACGGTGGCAACGTCAAGCTCGATGAAGTGAAAGCGTTGTGGGAGGCGGGGGTTCAGACCATCGACATTCCCGAAGACCTGCTGATGCGCTATCTGGTCGGACGTACCGATGAGGCGGGGCAGTGGGAGCACGGTGATATCGGCAACACCGAACTCGTGTTCCGGGCGCAGTACGAGAAGGCCAAGGCAAACGGTCAACTCCGCAGCATCCTCCTGAATATGGGCGCGCTCATCTTCACCATCGAAGCCGAGCGCAATGGCATGTACGTCAACACGGAGCTAGGCCACAAGCTCGCCGGGGAATTGGCCGAGCGACTGGCCGGTGAGTTGACGACGCTCTCGGCGTTCCTGCCGGATGGCCTACCGTTCGAGTTCAACTGGAATAGCCGCTTCCACAAGTCTGCCCTGATTTTTGGCGGCAACGTCACGTACGAGGCCCGCGCCCCGGTGCTGGACGACGCCGGTCAGCAGGTCTATGCACAGAAGGAGGAGACGCACTACCTACTTGAAGACGGCACAACCGCCAGCTTCGAGAAAGTGGAGGCGCACGGACTGGTGGTTGCCACGTTCGCGGGCGGCAAGAACAAGGGCCAGCCCAAGACGAAGAAGGTCAAGGTCAACGACCTCTCCAAGCCGAAGTCGCGGATGGAGAAGTTCATCTACCGGTTCGACGGCTTCACGGAGCCTGATGCGAAATGGGCGGGCAGCGATCCGGGTGTGTACTCCACGTCGTCCGAAGTCATCGAAGAACTCGGCAGCCGGGATATCCCGTTCCTGAAGTCGCTCGCAGCAGTCCAGGCGATGACGAAGGACTTGGGTACGTACTTCATCCGGTACGACGAGAAGAAGGGGGAGCACGTCGGCATGCTCACGATGGTGCAGTTGGACAGCATCATCCACCACATGCTGAACATGACGAGCACCGTCACGGCCCGCCTGTCGTCCAGCAACCCGAACCTTCAGAATGTGCCGAAGGGGCAGAAGTCCGATGTGAAGCGCATCCTCGCTTCCCGCTGGGGCGACGACGGTGTGATTTGCCAGTCCGACTTCTCGTCGCTGGAAGTCTACATCCAAGCCATCCTTACCCATGCGCTTCAGCTTATCGAAGACTTGCGAACAGGCAAGGACATGCACTGCGTGCGTCTGGCTGCGAAGGAGCACATGGAATACGACGAAGTGTTCCACAAGTGCAAGGTCGAGGGCGATCCTGATTGGGATTACAAGCGCACGAAGGCCAAGGTCTTCAGCTTCCAGCGTGCCTATGGTGCAGGCGTCAAGACGATTGCCCGGTCCACCGGTATGTCCGAGGACGAAGTGCAAGCGCTGGCCGACGCAGAGGATGCACGCTACCCGGAAGTCAACGCGTTCTTCGACGCTATGACAACTACGCTCAAGAAGGGGCGGCGACCTACCGGCAAGGTAGTGGCTCACCCCGACATTCGCGGCCTGACGGTACAGCTTGGCAAGTCGTATTACAGGACGCCGGACGGTAAGCGCTACTGCTTCTACGAGTCTCCCGCTCCGAAGTTCCTAGCCGAGCGTGGGCAACTCGCGTCGTTCTCGCCTACGGAAATCAAGAACTATCCGGTTCAGGGATCGGGCGGCGAATGGGCCAAGGCCGCGATGTGGTTGTCAGTCCGCGCCTTCTATCACTTCAAAAACTTCGACGGCCTCGCGCTCCTCGTGAATCAGGTTCACGACGCCGAGTACGGCGACTTCCACAAGAGCGTTGCGGCGAAGGCTGCGGCCCTCTTGCACGTCTGCATGGAAGAAGCCAGCACGTTCATGGAGTGGTGGTTCAAGTGGGAACTGCCCATCGGTGTGCCGAGCGACACCGTTTGGGGCGCTTCGATGATGGACGAAGAAAAGATCACCGACCCGGTGTTCTCGAAGGCATGCGACGCGCTGCGTCCTTGGCTTCGTAAGCGATTCATCGGCGGCCACACCCCCTCGTGGCAGCACTAAAGCTCTACATCTTCGGTGCGGAAGCACTGGTCGCGATTCTCATTCTTCTACAAGGATACTGATTAATGACGTTCAATCTCCAAGACGCAGTAAAGCAAGCAGCAGCCCAATCCCAAGACATGAACGTTGCAACGAAGGGCGGCGGCGGTGGCGACTACACGCCCCCGGCGACGGGCCTTGTGCGCCTGCGCTTCGTTGGCTATATCGAAATGGGCAAGCACGAGGGGCAGTACCAAGGAAAGCCGAAGACCAACGAGAAGGCGTGGCTGGTCTTCGAACTGTCCGGCCCGAAGCACGAACCTCGTAAGCTGGAAGACGGTACGGTCGTGCCGCAACGCATCACGGTCAAGCTGAACAAGTCGCTCAGTGAAAAGGCTGGCTTCTACAAGCTGTTCAAGGCGATGAACTACGACGGTAAGGCGAAGATCATGGCCGAACTGTTGGGCAATGCCTACCTCGGCAATATCTTCCACCGTGAGTTCGATAAGAAGGGTGGCGGCAAGGGCATCGAAGCCGACCTCGTTGACCCGAACACGAAAGCCTTCACCGTGCGTGCTCCGTTGGTCGAAGACCCGGAGACGGGCGAGACGAAGCGTGTGCAGGTCAGCGACCCGATCACGGAGCCGAAGTGCTTCCTGTGGGACTTCCCGTCGAAAGCGATGTGGGACAGCATCTACATCGACGGCGAGTACCCGGAGCGCAAGGACGAGAAGACCGGTGAAGTGATTGCACCGGCCAAGTCGAAGAACGTGTTCCAGAACGCGATCATGACGGCGAAGAACTGGCAGGGTAGCCCGATGCAAGTCTTGCTCGAAGGTGAAGTCGATATCGGCGGCACTGACACTCCGGCCAAGGCGAAAGCGGCAGCGAAGCCCGAGCCGCAGCCGCAGGACGAGCCGGTTGACGAGTCGCCTGCCGCAGACGAAGACGACCCGTTGGCACAGTTCTGATTGCTGCCTGACCACATCGCTGCGGCCATCGACGCCGCAGCAGCCGCCCAGCCTGACCCCCGCAGTGTCATCCCAGAGCAAGTCCCCGAGCGCGTCGTCCATGTTGACGGCGACTACCTCGCGTACTTCGCTGCCGGTGGCGATGACATGGAAGCCGGGGTTGCGCGCCGGGTGGCGGCAGATCGGATTGAAGCGTTCCGGGAAATGTCCGGCAGCGCCTCGGCAACCTTACACCTCACCGCAGCAGCAAGCACCAAAGGCGAGCGCTTCCTGATTGCGCAGTGCAAGCCGTACCAAGGTCAGCGATCCGGCAGCAAGCCGAAGAACTGGCAGGTGCTCCGCGACTACCTTGAGCGTGCCGAGTACGTGCGCTTCAAGCGCGCCATGTGGGACGACCGCGAGGCCGACGACGGCATGGCTCTCGCTGCGTACACGTCCCGCGATCCACTGTTCGATACCGTGATCGCAACGCGTGACAAGGACATGCGGATGCTGCCCGGCATTCACATCGACTGGACGGACTTCACCCTCACCCACGTTCCGAAAGGCGCGTACGAAGTCATCGGCCCGTACAACGGCCTCGTCTATGGGCACAAGTGGTTCTGGTTGCAGATGCTCCAGGGCGACTCAGCGGACAACATCCCCGGTATCCCGAAGGTCGGGGAGGAAAAGGCGACGAAGGCTCTTGCCGGAACCGCTTGTAACGATGAGGCGTATGGCGTGGTGGCGACAGCCTACGCCACGAAGTTCGGCCCGGACGCCCCAGACATTTTCGTTGAACAAGCAGCGCTCTTGTGGCTTCGCACCACAAGCAACGCCCCCATTGCGGACATGCTCCGCATCGTCCCGGCCAAGGCCAGCATCAAAGCTGCGCTGGATCGGCTCATCATTCGTGTCAAGGAGCAGCGTGAGACGCTTAACCGCATCAATGCTCAAGCCGCAGCGTACGAAGATGCTGCGCGAGCAGAACAACACTAGCCCGATCACGGGCCTCCAGATCACCGACCCGGTACTGGATCACTGCCACAAGACCGGCTGCATTCGTGCCGTGCTGAATCGGTGGGAAAACGCGGTACTTGGCCGCTTGGAGAATTGGGCCTCCCGCCTCGGCGGCGGCGTCGATCCGATCAAGTTTCTGCGCGGCGTCGCGGACTACCTCGAATTCCACCAGCAGTTCCCATCGAACGTGTTGCATCCGACGTACAAGACGGAAGACCAAAAGCGCGACCTGCGCAACAAGAAGGCCCGAGAGGCACGCCGCAAGGCACGCATTGCCGGGGGATGTGCAGATGCCTGACCTCCGTATCCCGATCCGCGAGTGGTCGAAGTCATTCAGCGAGTGGCGCAGGGTGGACGAATGGCGACTTGTCGTCACCATCAACGGCACGGACTTGTATGTATGTGTCGATACGCCTGCCGATCGGTACTTCCGCGCATCCGAAATTCCCCGCGAGTACATCGTGCAATCGGTGGCGAAAAAGATCGGCGCAGTTATTGCCGACGAAATCCAACGCAGTATCTCCTGATCCAAAGGCCCACATCGAGTGACCAAACCCCGCATCCTCGTAGCAGACATTGAGACGGCCCCTATCCTTGCGAACGTGTGGCGCACTTGGAAGGAGAACGTCGGCCTGAACCAGATCGAACATGACTGGTACTTGCTTTCGTTCTCAGCGAAGTGGCTAGGCGCGAAGCGCGTCATCTATCACGACCAGTCCCGTGCAAAGGACATGGAGAACGACTACGAACTGATGCTCAAGCTGCATCGCCTGCTGGACGAGGCGGACATTGTTGTCGCCCACAACGGCAAGAAGTTCGACATGCGCAAGATCAATGCGCGGTTCATTCTGAACGGGCTACAGCCGCCGTCCCCCTACGTCATCATCGACACGATGCTGGAGGCCCGCAAGCACTTCGCTTTCACCTCGAACCGGCTGGTGTATCTGACCGACCAACTGTGTACGGAGAAGAAGTCGGAGCACGCTCAGTTCCCCGGCTTCGAACTGTGGAAGCAATGCCTTGCCGGTAATCGTGCGGCGTGGGCTGAAATGAAGAAGTACAACATTCAGGACACGGTGTCGCTGGAGGAACTGTACTTGAAGCTGCGGCCGTGGATGGAAGGTCATCCAAACGTGGCGGCGTTCTCGAACCCCACGAGTCCAGCGTGCCCGAAGTGCGGTAGTCACAACGTCATCCAGAAGGGCTATCGGCATACCCAAGTCAGCCGCTACATCCGTTACCGCTGCAATGACTGCGGTGGCTGGTCGCGTGGTCGACAAGTCGTGAACGGTAAGGCCGCCCGCGCCAACCTCCTCATCAACTGACCCCGGCCTCGAAGTCATCCTGACAGAAGGGCAGTAGCAACCTCCACTCGTAAGGAATCCATTTGGCAAAAATCATCGGCCTCACCGGCCTAGCCGGTGTTGGCAAGGACACGTTCGCCCGCGCACTTCAGCGCAGCTACCTTAACGCAGGCACCACGGCGCGTATTGGCGGGTTCGCGGACTTCATTCGCCATATCGCAACGGGCTGTGGCTTCGACGTTCACGACCGTGCGAAGAAAGAGAAGCGCGTCTTGTTCAACTGGTCGGTACTGAGCGACCGCCTTTTCAACGCCATCGAGTCGTACTTGCAGGGTCGCCTGACCGACAACGACCGTGCCCTGCTGTGGACGTACACCATCGAAGCCCTTGAACCGCGCATGTTTGATGACGCCGGTCGCTCCGCAATCAGCATTAGCCCCCGCGAGTTCATGCAGATTCTCGGCACCGAGGGCGGGCAGCGCGTTCGCAAAACGCTGTGGGTTGAACTGGCGGTTGACCAGTGGCGCAGTCTGCCGGGCATCGTCATCGTTACTGACTTCCGGTTCGAGCACGAGGCCGCTGTGTTGGACCGCTGCATCTGCGTCACCCGCAAGGATGTGGTGCGAGTCAACGAACACGTCAGCGAGAACCTTGCCGAGCAGCTTACGAACTACACGCGACCGGCATCGTTGTCTCACCTGTTGGTGGAACTGGTGGCGAACAACGGCACCATTGCCGACCTTGAGCGTCAAGCAGACAGCTTCGCCATCGCATAAGGTTGGAGCGTCGGCCTGAAACTCAGACCGAGCTAGAAGCGCAAATCCGCGACGCAGGCCGCACCCGCGCACTTCGCATGATGGCGAAGAACGAGGAGGAGGGCCGCGTCGAAAGCAACCCGTACACGAACGCCGTCTTCCGTCGTTGGCTTATCCCGGTGCGTGACCTGATCGAAGCATCACTTGCTGAGACAGGTCGCGCTGGACGCCGGGCGGCACACGTCGCACTCGTGAAGCCGCTCGACCCGGCATCGGTTGCGTTCATCGCGGTTCGCAGCGCTCTCGTACATTGCGTAGCCGGTGGCGACGACAACGATGCCCGCGACCTCGGTCGTACGGTCGGTCGTAGCGTCTACGCCGAACTGGTGCTCGCAACGTTCGAACACATCAACCCCGAGTTGTTTTGGGAAATCTCCCATGACCTCGACAAACGACGCAGTAAGAGTGCGCGTCACCGCTACAACACGCTACGCCACAGCGCGAACGAGAACGAGGTTCCTATCCCGATGTGGACGAACCCGGAGCGCGAACAGGTCGGCCTGTGGCTTGTTGAACTGATGCGGGAAATCGGCCTTATCGAAGTGGTACAGCAGCGGGTTAGCCGGAAGGGTAAGCACCGGGAATACTACTTCGTGAGCCTTTCGGACGATGCCAAGAGAGTCGTATCCACGGTGCGCGAGGCAGTCGCCATGTCGATGCCGTTCCACCAACCGTGTATCGAACCGCCGAAGGATTGGGTCGCGGTGAACGACGGCGGATACCACACGCCGGAAATGCGTCGGCAGATGCCGCACTGCATCAACATGCACCGCATCCACATCCGACAGGCCCGCGAGGCCATCAAGTCGGCTGACATGGGACGCGTGCTCGAAGGTATCAATCACCTCCAGCGAGTCCCTTGGCAGATCAACGCGGACTTGCTCGCAGCAGTGCAGGAGTTGTCCAGGCATTCGAAGCGAGACGTTGCTGAGATTGTTTCCGCTGAGGGTGAGGAACGACCGCCGGTTCCCGTGTGGTTGCCTCCGGGAGCGAAGATCAAGGAACTGGTACTTACCGAGCAGCAGCAGGTTGAGTTCAAGAAGTGGAAGCGTGAGGCTGCACTTTGGCATAACCGCAGGGTGCAGCGTGGTGTGAAGTGGGGCCGGTTCGATACCGCCATGCGTACGGCGCTGAAGTACCGGGACTACCCGGCCATCTACTTCGTCTACCAAGCGGACTTCCGAGGTCGCCTGTACGCCATGACTACAGGCGTCTCCCCGCAGGGCAGCGACTTGCAAAAGGCGATGCTGCGATTCGCGGAAGGGAAACCGCTCCACGACGAAGAAGCAGTCCGCTGGTTCAAGATCAACGGAGCCAACCGCTTCGGTATCGACAAAGTTCCGTTCGAGGAACGCATCAAGTGGGTCAACGACAATGAACGATTCATCCTCTCCTACGCCGACGACCCTATCGCTAACCGCGACTGGTCGGAAGCAGATTCGCCCTTTCAATTTCTTGCGTGGTGCATCGAGTACGCTGAGTGGCGACGACGCCCTGACACTTTCGTCTCTCGAATCCCGGTTGGGTTCGACGGTAGTTGCAACGGCCTTCAGCACTTCTCGGCAATGCTTCGAGATTCTGTCGGCGGACGGGCGGTTAACCTCGTACGCGCTGCACGACCGAACGATATCTACCAGCAAGTCGCAGACGTAGTACAGCGGAAACTCACCGACCTGAATCCGTCTGACCTATCTGAGCGCGATTTGGTTTTCCGTAGCAAGTGGCTTTCACACGGTATGAACCGGAAGCTAGTGAAGCGCTCTGTTATGACGCTCCCATACGGCTCTACGCGATTCTCCTGTGCTGAGTTCATTGAGGCCGACTATCTCCGTACCGGCTCTGCACCGGAGTTCAACCCGGACGAGTACACGACGGCGGCAGGATTTCTTTCCCATCTGGTTTGGGATGCCATCGGAGAAGTGGTGGTCGCGGCCACGTCGGCTATGGCGTGGCTTCAGAAGTCTGCAACGTCGCTAGTCCGCTCCGGTGCGCAACAGATATCTTGGACGGCTCCCTCGGGTTTTCCTGTGGTGCAGGTCTACAACGAGGTAGAGGTTGTCTCCGTGCGCTCTCTGTTGTTCGGCGCGACCCGCGTCAAGATCGGACTAACCGGCGACGAGCCGAGCAAATCCCGCCACAAGAACGGGATTGCCCCCAACTTCGTTCACTCGATGGATGCCGCGCACTTGGTACTGACGGTACTGGAGTGCAAGAACCGAGGCGTGAACTCTCTCGCGATGATTCACGATGACTACGGCACGCACGCCGCAGACGCCGGGAAGCTCTATCGCACGATCCGACAAACATTCGTGGGTATGTATGAAGAAAGTGATCCGCTCGATTCGTTCCGCAGCCGCTTCGATGGCCTCTCGAATCCACCGAAGCGCGGCGACTTGGATATCAAAGGCGTGCTCGACAGCCCGTTCTTCTTCGCATGATGGTGTGATCTTTCTAGGGAACCGAATCGGTTTTCAATTTCGGCACCCTAGAAAGACACAGAAAACGGAGCCCGCCCCTATGAATGAAGAAGTTGTTGTCCGGCTCGACCCGGAAGCTTACAAGGCGCTGGAATCTAAGCTAACCCCGCCCGTAGTCACCAGTTCTACTACGGACTTGCAGGCCGGGGCGCAGTTAGGCATTCAAACGGTGCTGAAGCTGCTGCGTGAAGGCTATGTTGTATCCCGATGATTACTCGCCGGAGCAGTGGCAAGCGATCATCGGGCGCGTGTTCTCTGAAGCCGAAGTAATCAAGAAGCGCGGCAAGCAGTGGACGCAATTGATTGACCCCGCACACGTTGCGGACTCGTTGCTCAAGCGGACAGTCGCGTCCGTTCTCGTATCCGGGTATCTGGTTTGCTACGGCGTAGGTACGCCTTGGTACAACCCGAACGTCCGAGCGTTGGAGGAAATGCTGGTGCTCCGCGTACCGGAGTCGCCAGGTCGATTCACCGACGCGATCAGGGCACTGCGTGCGTTAGCCGTAGAGAACCAGTGCGACGTAATCGTGGCAGGCTCCGCTCTGCCCAGCGATGACCGGCTAGTGAGGGTCTACGAGCGGTATGGCTTCCGGCGCGAAGCCACTACCCTAATTCAACGCATTTAAGAAGGAGAAGTATGGGAGGAATCGTACGCGGGGTGACAAAGGCACTCGGCTTCGGAGGCGGTGGTGGCGACGGCGGCATGGCTGAAGCTGCTGCCGCGCAAGCCGCAGAACTCAAGCGGCAGACTGATGCTCAGATTGCCGGACAGCAGGAGAACACTCGGCTGATGCAGCAGCAGCTTCAGCAACAAGCCGAGGCGTCGCGTAATGCACTACAGAACTCGGTTGCCCAGCAGCAAGCGGCCAATGAAGCATCGCAGCTTCAGGCGGACGCCGCGCCCGACAGCAAACCGGTGTCTGTTCAAGTTGGCGATCAAGGCGAGTCCGATCCGCGACGCCGGTACTTCAACCAGCGTAGCGCTGCATCTGGCGTTGGTGGGCGTGACAGTGGCGGTGTGGGTATCCGCCTGAGCTAGTGCTGTACACCGCGCAGCAGGCGTGGGAGGCCGGGTCGCTCAAGCGAACGGCCCTGCTTTCCCGCTGTGAAAAATACGCCGCATTTACCCAACCTATTATTTGCCCTCCGCAGGGCTACAACGAACAGAGCGAAGAACTTCAAACCGACTTCCAGTCGCTGGGTAATCAGCTAGTCAACAACCTGTCAAACAAGCTGATGCTCGCGTTGTTCGCCCCCTCCCGGCCCTTCTTCCGGCTGGACGTACCCTCGCAATTGTTGCAGCAGCTTATGACCCGGCTGGATGTGCCGGTCGAATCGCTGCAAGGTCAACTCGCCGTCGCAGAGCGCAACTGCATCAAGCAGCTAGACAAGATGGGCATTCGCCCGAAACTCTACCTCGCGCTCAAACACCTCATCATCACTGGAAACTGCCTGATTGTCTTGGGCAAGAAGAAAGACGCCCCCATGCGTGTGCTCGGGCTGAAGCGCTTCGTGGTGAAGCGCAGTATGACCGGCCGCATTATCGAAATCGTCATCCACGAGAAGGTGCGATTCGATGAGTTGGAGCATGACGTACAGGCGCACCTGAAGTCCGTTAAGCCGCAGCAGTACGGGCGGATGAACCCGCTTGATCCGACGACTTGCACTGAAGTCTCGTACTTCAAGTGGATTCGCTGGGACGGGGAGAAGGAGCGGTACACCGAGACGACTCAGATTGGTGACCTTGACCTCGGGCCGCAATTCCAAGGGACGTACTCCGAGAAAGACCTTCCGTACCGGGTGCTAACGTGGGAACTCGCAGACGAGAACGACTACGGCACCGGTCTAGTTGAGCAGAACTCGGGCGACTTCGCAGCGCTGTCTGTGCTATCAGAGTCGGAAGTGAAGGGCGCGATCCTTGCATCCGAGTTCCGCTGGCTGGTGAATCCGGCAGGCCAGACGAATGCGAAGGACTTAGAGAACTCCGAGAACGGTGCAGCACTGCCGGGCGTCAAGGACGACATTATCCCGCTCATCACGGGAACCGGCGCGAACATGCAGTTCGTGGATACGGTTGCGACGAAGTACGTCAACCGGCTTGGCCGCACGTTCTTGTTGGGGGCTTCGGTCATTCGCGATGCCGAGCGTGTCACCGCCGAAGAAGTGCGGTTGGTGGCGAATGAGTTGGAAACCGCGCTTGGCGGCGTCTACTCGCGACTCGCTATCGACTTCCAGCTTCCGATGGCCTACTGGCTGGTGGAACTCACTGGCGTCAAGTTGGGCGAGACGGAAATTGAGCCGACCATTGTTACCGGCCTCGACGCTCTCTCGCGCAACGGCGACTTGGACAACCTCAAGGCTTGCATTATGGACTTGGCTGCGTTGTCTGGTCTGCCGCCGCAAGCTCAGTTCGTTCTCAAGATGGACGCTATCGCACAGGCGATCTTCGCCGGTCGTGGTGTCGACTCCACGCAGTACATCAAATCCCCCGATGAACAGAAGGCTCAACTGGAAAACCAGCAAGCCGCAGCACTGGCACAACAAGTTGCCCGTCCTGTGTCGTCGGCATTCCTCAATGCAAATTCGCCGCAAGGATAAGTAATGACCACTGAAGTAACCACGACCGAAGTCACTGGCGCGCCCGCAGGCCAACCGGCAGCAGTAGCCGCCGCAGCAACGGCACCGGTAACGGCGACCACGCCCCCGGCGCAGAGCGCATCCGCGCAACCGGTAGCAGGCGTTGCTGGTGAATCGCCCGCCTTTGGTGAGGCGTTCGAGTATGCCCCGTCGGGTGACGACAAGCTCGACCTCGTGCTGGGCTTCCTTGGCCGGAACGGTATGTCGGATAAGCACCCTGCCGTCCAGGCGGCCATGGGCGGTGACTTCGACATGCTGCGCGCCGCATTGGCCGAGAAGGGGATTCAGGGTTGGGAGGCGCACATCGCGCTGGCCCAGCAATTTTATGAGACGCACACAGCGTCGGAGCGTGAAAAGCAGGAGGCCACGGGCGCGCTTTGTGTCGCCGCCGCAGGTAGCCGTGAGGAGTGGGACGCGGTTCTGGAGTGGGCCAGCACCAACGCCGAACCAACCGAGAAGCAGGCAGCAAACGACGCGCTCGCGGCGGGCGGGATTATGGCCGAGGCGATGGCGCACTTCTTGGTGAATGGCTACCGCAATTCGTCGGGCGTCACGTCTCCCCCGCAACGGTCGGCAGTCCGCTCCGACGCGGCGGCCAACACTGCCCAGCCGTTTTCGCCGCTTGACCAGCGCAGTTACGGCCGCGAAGTGCATGCCTTGCGCGAGCGCCTTGGTCCGTCGTTCGAATCCAGCCCGGATTACCGCCAACTCCAGCAACGCCGCGCAGCTTGGCGCGGTTGATACACGGCGCATAGCGCCTCCTCGCTTCCTCCTCATGGGGCCGCCTTCGGGCGGCCCTTTCGCATTTTGGTCGCCTAGAAAGACACACACATCCCGTGGCGTGTCGTTCGAAATAACGATAAGGAAATCGAATGGGCATCAGCTACACCAACGTCACCCGCTCGGGTGCAAATCTCCAGACCGGCACCAACGCACAGATCGGCTCGGCACCGGCAGAAACCAATCCGCTCGCCCTTCACATCGAAGAATACGGCGGCGTGGTCGAAGGCACCATCGAACGCAAGTCGATCATCCGCAACTTCGTGCCGATTCGCCCGGTGAAGGGAACCTCCACGATCAGCAACTACCAAGTCGGTGAATCGACGCTTTCGAAGGTGACGCCGGGCACCGAGCCGGACAGCGGTGTTGTGCAGTTCTCGAAGGTCAAGCTGACCGTCGATACGCTCATCAATGCGCGTGCTACCACGTTCCTGCTGGACGAATTCCAGTCGGCGTACGAGGCCCGCGCACATATCGGCATGGAGCACGGCAAGAAGATTTCGAAGTTCTTCGACCAGTCGTTCTTCATCCAAGCGCTCAAGGCCGCGCAAATCAGCGATATGGCGGCCTACCCGAAGGGCTGGAAGCCGGGCACCGTGACCACGATGAATGCCGCCTCGGATGAGACCGATCCGGCGAAGCTGGAATCGAAGCTGCTGGATATGTTCGCGGAGATGTCGGAGAAGGACGTTGACCCGGTTGAGGACGACATGATTATCGTCCTGAAGCCGAAGTACTTCTACACGCTCCTGAAGAACAACCGCCTCATCGACTCGACGCTCAAGACCTCGGAAGGCACGGAAATTCGCACCAAGTCGCTCAGCGCTGCGGGTGTTCCGATCTTCCTTTCGAACAACGTCCCGACGACCGTCATTACCGGTCACGAACTGTCGAACGCCGGTAACGGCAACGCCTACGACGGCGACTTCACGAAGACCATCGGCACGGTGTTCTCGCCGCGTGCTCTGCTGGCTGGTGAGACGATCCCGCTGACCCCGGCTGTGTTCTATGACGAGAAGTCGAAGATGTGGTACATCGACGCCCACTTGAGCTTCGGCGTTACCCCGAACAACCCGGCGTTCGCTGGCGTGTTGAAGGCCGCCGCCTAATCAGCAAGTCACCCGAACTCTATGCCCCGGCTGCGAACAGCAGTGCGGGGCATTTTTCGTTTCAGGAGCACAGATGGCGGCCTTGTCGCAACTTGACGTAATCAATGCGTGCCTCGACACGATGGGCGAATCCCCCATCAACTCAATCGATCTTGATCACCCGCTAGTCGCTGCCGCAATTAACAAGCTGAACACCTCTAACACGCTTGAGCAGTCGAGAGGGTGGTGGTTCAACAAAGACTTGATCGAACTCGTGCCGGACTCGACAACCGGTTTCATCTACCTACCTGCTGATCAGATCAACGTCGAAACGGCGTATCCGGCAGTCGTTGCTCGTGGCCGTCGTCTGTATGACCGTACGAAGTCAACGTATGACATGCGGGCGTTTGTTTCCGGCATCGGCGGCGTGGTTCGGGCGATTGTTGTCCGCGAAATTCCCTTCGCGGACCTGCCGATGATGGCGCAGCACGTCGTATGTGCGCGTACGGCGCTCGACTTCCAAGCCGCGTTCGACGGTGACCGGGACAAGTACAGCAAGCTCGGCGGTGCTTATCAACAGGCATTCAACGTACTGAGTGCCGAGAACATCCGCAACGAGCGAATCAACTTCCTCAACGCACCGTCTGCACTTTCGAAGCTGCGCTTGATTAGCCCGGTGACGCGCTACACGCGTCGTGGTTGGTAATGGCTAAGGTCGTTTCGAGCTATGAAAGTGTGGTGCGCGGTGTGTCGGAACAGATCCCGCAGGCACGCCATCCGGGGCAGCACTACGAACAGGTCAACATGGTTTCCGACCCGGTGCGGGGGCTGGCACGCCGCCATGGTTCCGTGACGATGGACGAGCGGGTAATCCCCGGCGTTAGCTTGTCGGATGACCAGAAGAAATACGCTCGTCAGTACCGGGAGTACAGCTTCTACATCGAAGGCACGGAGTACAGCTTCGTGTACCAATCTGCGGAGCGGCCAAAGGCTGACAACCTCCCGTTTTGCTACGTCCTCAACAAGGACACCGGAAAATTCTTAAACGTGGCGTATGCCGACCCTACGGCGTTGGAACCGTGGATTTACGGCGGCCTATCGGCGGTTACGACAGTCGGGCAGTACGTCGTCATGGCGTCGAACAAGCTGGGGCCGGGGTACAGCGTAGTCGATGACTACGCGGCAACCAGCGGGAACGGTGTGTTCTGGATTCGGGGCGGGCAGTACAGCCGCACCTATACGGTGACGGTACAACGCAAGTCGGACGGCAAGACGATTACCGCGTCTTACACGACGATGACTTCCAGCTATCAAGGGCTTCTCGACACGTCCGATATCCCATCTACAGCAACTGACTACCAGAAGCAGGTCAACGACCGTGTAAATGCGTATAACTCGGCAGTAAACAAGTGGATCGGTGACGCTGCGCGAGACATTCAGCCGCAGAGCATCGCAACTAAGTTATCGCAGGCGCTGTCGGCTGCCGGGTTCACCGAGCAGTACGTCATCGGTAGCACCCTTGTATTTTCGGGAGCGACTAAGGCGTCGGGAACGGACTCTGGCGACGGCACGCTGCTGCGCTGCGTGTTCGCTGAGGTCGACGACCCGTCCAAGCTATCCAGCATCCACGCACCGGGTAAGGTGGTACGCGTACGTCCGACCAATGGGGCGGACCCGTACTACATGCGCGCCGTCGCGGACACCACGAATGCCGGTTGGCAGACGGTTACATGGAAGGAGGCACCGGCACAGACGGTCACGCCGGGGCAGGTGTTCGCCCTTGGCGTCATTTCAGCCGATGGCCGGACGTTCACCCTCGCTTCTTCGCCAACGGCACTCGCCGCCGCGACGGGTGGGGAGGTTCCCGGATTCGCAGCGAGCAGTACTGGCGACCTCGACTCGAAGGGGGCGGTCCCTTACTTCTTTGGGCGTCGAATTTCGCTACTGACGGTCTTCCAAGATCGCCTTGTGATTGTCGCGAATGGTGTCGTGTTCATGTCTCGCACGGGCGACTACTTCAACTGGTTCCGTCGATCAATGCTTACGCTTGCTGACGATGATCCGATTGAAGCGTACGCCCTCGGTGCGGAGGACGACATCATTACGCGCAGCGTGACGTACAGCAAAGACCTGTTCATGTTCGGTGAGCGTAAGCAGTACGCAATCTCGGGGCGTGTAGTGCTCACGCCGAAGTCGGTTGCGATCACCACGTCAGCTAGTGAGCGCGATTCCACACAGGCGCAGCCGGTTGTCATCGGAAACCTGCTGTTCTACGGCAAGTACGCCAGCGCGCCAGCGCAGGCTGGGAACTCGAAGTTCTCGACTAGCGTGAGTCAGTTCCAGCTTGGACTGTTCCAAGACACACCTGAGACGTACAAGGTCAGCCAGCAACTCGACATGTACTTGCGGGGCAAGCCTGTGGAGTTCGCAGCATTGGCAGCACCGGCTACGGTGTTTCTGCGCACAGACGGTAACGATCATGGCCTGTACGTCTATTCGTTCATCGATCAACCGGGTACGCAGTCTCGTGTCTACGACTCGTGGTCGCGATGGGCGTGGGCAAAGACGGTTGGGCGAATCATCGCGATCACCGTTTACAAAGCGACGCTCTACGCGTTCACCTTGCGCACTCGTGGTACGGAGACATGGGTGGCATGTGAGCAGTTCGTTGTTGACGCCAATCTCGCCGCAGCACCGTACCTCGACATGCAACGTCGCGTATATGACTTCTACAGCAACTCGGGATTCCTGCGTAAGGCCGATGCACCCCGCGAGGACGTTTGCGTAGCAGCCACGGCTGACGCCGGAAATGCCCGCCTGCTGGGAGCGGATATCGCTGACGTTGACGCGTTCGTTGGTGACGTGCTCGGGGGTGGGGATGATCCACCGGCAGTAGTCGGGGCGGTATTCGATTCTTATGTAGATATCACTCCCCCGTACGTTCGTGACCAGAACGGCATCGCAATCGTCAACGGCCGCTTGGTTATCACGCGATACACAGTCTCGGTGTCGGACACGGGCGGGTTCGAAGGGTACGTCACGTTCGCTGGCAATACCGCGCAGGTCAAGTCGTTCAATGGTCGGCTTGTCGGGCACAGCAACAACCTAGTCGGGCGGCAGCCGGTGTCTCAGACCGTCCTAAACGTGGCAGTGGGGCGGGCCAACACGGAGCACCGTGTGCGAATGGCATCCCGACGCTGGCTACCTATGACCATCACCGCTATCGAGTGGGTGGGGCAGTTCTTCAACAACTCTCGTCGCGTGTAAGGAGGTCCGATGGGCAGTGTAGTAAAGGCCGGAACCGATGCAGTGTTCGGGTTTCTCGGGGCCAGCAATCGGAACGCTGCGTACGATGCGCAGAAGACGATTGGCATGGCTCAAATCGACTCGCAGAATCTGCTGGCTGAAGCCAAGGTGGCGAGCGAGAACGCGTTGCGCGGGGCAAACAATACCCTGTTGGCAGCGCAGGTTGCGCTTTCCGGTGTGCAGCGGAGTATCGCCAACTCGCAGAAGCTCGACTCCGCTGGTAAGGCGGTGAACGCCTCGGTAATCAATATGGCCCGTATGTCCGACAAGTTCGTACAGGGGAGCCTTGAGCGGCAGCTTCAATCGGCGGAGCAGCTTGGCGCTGTGCACGCTGCCGCCGCCGCGTCAGGTGTAGGTGGCACGACGGGCCGGATGCTTCAGGCAACGCTCGCCGCCACGTCAGCACGTCGCGAGTCGCAGATTCAGGACTCCCAGCAGCAGACCACATTCGATGCACTACTTCAGCGCTCAGGGCTTATGAGCGGTGCGATTCGGGCGCTGGACGAGGGGCAGGTTTTCGCACCGATGGACTTCACCAAGTCGATTGCGTCGAAGACTGTCGCGCCGCTTTGGCAAGCAGATTACCAACCGAGTGCCGTCACGCAGGGTGTTCTTTCACTTGGGGCCGACGCCCTCGGCGCGGCGTTTGGCGGGATCGGCGGTGCGGTCAGTTCGCTGCTGTCCGGCTTCGGTTCGGCAAGCAGCACTTCTGCCGGGCTATTCGGACTCGGTGCAGGAACACCGCTCGCGTCGGCCTCTTACGGGGCCGGGTTCACCGGTAGCAGCGGGTTCGGCTCGGCTTACAAGTTCACGTTGTAATTCACAGAGGAGGGTAGATGGCGGACTCGTTCGCATTGTCCAGTAACGGTAGCGTGGTGCTCCAGAATGCAGACGCGCAGCAATCGGGTGTACAAACGCAGATTCGGGGCGGCGGTGCGGGTGGGTCTGCTTCGACCGGTCCCGGCCCTGCCGTCGTGCAGTCGAACTTCGGCGGTATCGCAGACGCAAGCCTGAAGACGTTGACGGCGCTGAACCGTCTGTCTGACGGCGCACTGAAGCCGTACGTCGATGCGGAGCAAAAGCGGCTGTACTTCGAAGGCATGTCGAAGGTCGCTCAGGGGCAAGCGCTTCAGGACGTGGAGAAGGAGCAGCCGTGGTACACGCAGATTTTTGGCCCCTCTGCCACAGTGCGCGGCGCTCAGGCGATGGCGGCTACCACGGCGGTGACTCAGGCACAAACGGACTTCCTTCAGGCCATGCCAGACCTGAAGACGAAATCGCCGGACGAGGTGCGCAAGTTCCTCGTCTCGCAGGCCAGCAACATCAAGAGCACGGGCGATCCTCTCGTGGATGCGACTGTCCAGGCGAAGCTTGCGGAAGGGTGGGGCGGCATGCTGACCACGCATATGAAGGAGCACATCGCGTGGCAGCAGGAGGACATGGCCGACAAACAGGTCAACCTCAACGTCACCAACGGTAATGCGCTTCGTGCTGCCCGACAGGCATCGGTAAAGACTGGCTGGGCGGACGAGGATCGTCAGGTCGCGTACGAGAACTACCTTGCGTCGGCTGAACCCGCACCGGGCCAGTCCCAACAGTCGTGGACGAAGGGCATGGTTCGGTCGCTGAAGGCCAACCTCGATAGCGGCAACTTCGACGCGTTTACCGCGGTGAAGGAATCGCCGCTGTGGCGCAAGCTGCCCGGCGATGCCCGTGAGCACTTGGAGTCGTTGCTTCCGGCTTACGTGCAGAAGGATGCGCGGAGCAATCCGGCCGTGACCGATATCCTGAACAACCTCTCGGGATTCGAGTTCAACCTGTCCCACGGTATGACCGGTATTCACAGCGACAAGGAGTTCAACGCCGTTGTGGATGGTTACAACCAGCGCCATCAGACGCAAACTGGTGCGAGCGAGCCGCTAATCAACAACACCCAGCGGGCGCACATGTACAAGCAGTGGCTCTCCGGGAATCTGGCACTGGAGAAGACTGCGGCTGCCGCACAGAGCAAGCAGGAGAACTTCATCCAGTCGGGCACGCTTGCGCTCACGGCATTCAACAGTGGCCGCTTCGATGCTCTGCATGGTCTGACGCTTGACCCGAAGGCCGTGGGCGACGCAATGAACGAGGCGTTTCATTCGGCTGTGCAGTCCGGCGACCCGGTGCGGATGCAGACGTTCTTCGACAAGGCGGGGCAGTCGGCATCTGAGGAGAAGATGCGCCCGCCTGAATTGTCGGCCATCTTCAAGACGCAGATTCCCGGTCTGCTGTCCGGCAACGGCCCGGCTACGTCGAACCAGCAGCAAGCGCTTCAGTACGCGGCCATGCTTTACAAGTCACCGACCGGAGGTGCTTCCGCGCTGTCCCACTATCTCGGGGAGGAAGCACCGAAGGTTGTCGCGTTGCTCAACAGCGGAGTCGATATCAATGACCCGAAGCAACTGGTGGCCCAGCGAGAGGTAATCGCCCGTGGCGGTCATGCTGTCGCGACGGAAGCTGATCGTAAGCAGATGCGGCAGATCGTGTCCAACGCCGATCCGGGATTCTTCAAGAAGATGCTAGGCCACGGGCAGCTTACCCCGTTCGAACTCAACGACGGGAACAAGAAGGCGTTGGCCGATCAGGTCGCGCCGCTCGCCGCGCAGTACGCACGGGCCTATCACATGGACTATGCCGAAGCCGGTCAAATTGTGCTGTCGCAAGTGACCCGTAACGCCGACTTCGTGCCGGGTGCGTTCGTCCTGCACAACCCGGCAGTGCGTGCCGAGGAGTCGCTTGGCGCGAGCGTGAACCGCATCTTGCCGGGGAAAGGAAACCAGTCCACGAGCATCTATCAGGACGCGCTCAAGGAAATGATCCGGGCACGCGTCACCGAGAAGGTGCGCCAGAACGGCGGAGATATCGGCAACTTCGACCCGGACGACTACGAGGTACGGTCCGGCGAACAACTCGGCGCGGGGCAGCTAATGCTGTTCATGTTTCCGAAGTCTACGTCGGATACGACGCATGGTCCGTTAATGATTCAGGTCGGGCCGGGCCGGGATCGGAACGACCCGGACGGACTCGCCCACTGGATCGAGCATCTGACCGAAAAGAAGGCCAACGGCCGTCGTCCCGCACCCGATCCCGAAGGTGCATACAACGCATATCTCAAGACCCCCTTTTAACTAGCACGCAACCCCCGGCAGGTTCCTCGTGAGCCTGCCGCACGATGCGTGTTCCACTCTGGAGAACCACATGGCATTTCTGCCGACTCAAGACCAACTCGACAAAGCACAAGCGAACGACGACACGCTGGGAATTCCGCGTGGCACGACTGCCCGGCAGATCGGGGTCGAGAGCGAATGGAACCCGAACGCTGTTTCGAATAAGGGCGCACGAGGCTATGTGCAGGTCATGCCTGACACGTTGCTCGCTGTGCAGGCTCGCGTGGGCCGCGCACTCAATCCGTCTGACTTTGATGATGCGCTGACGCTTCACCGCGAAGTCATGTCGGAGAACCTGCGTCAGTTCGGCAATCTGCCGGATGCCTTGCGCGCCTATAGCGCTGGCTGGCGACGCGACCGCTGGAACAACGACGAGACGAACGCGTACGTACCGAAAGTGCTGGGCGGGGAAGCACCTGCTCCTGTCTCCGGGAAGCAGACGAAGGTCGGTCAGAAGCTTGCGATGGCGCAAGCCGCGTCCGGCCTGTTCCGTCAGATGGCGGACGGTACTGTCGGAGAGCGCAGCGTACTCGACCAAGTGACCGGATCGGGAGACACCTCGCTTACCGCGAAGGCCGAACAATCCAGTTGGGCACAGGTGGCCGACCAGACAACGAAGCACGTTGACCCGCGAGAGGCATTCGTGCAAGCCGCTGTGTGGGGAGGCATCACTGGCCGCCTCAAAGACATTTTCAGCCGGGAGGCGGACGACCCGAACTGGACGATCACGCCGGACCAAAGCCGTGCAATGGGCGAGCAGACGCCGCAGGTTTGGGCGAACGACGACCTCCGCAACTACGTGCTCGGTTCTGGCAGTGAAGCGGAATGGCGTCGCCGTATGGGCTGGGCCATTGAGCGCGCTGAGTTCGAAAACCGCGCTGCGGCTGTACAGGGATGGGAGAAGGTCGGCGCAACGACCGCGCAATTAGCGGCGGGCATGGGCGACCCGGCTGTCATCCTTGCGACGATGGGCACTGGTGGTGCGGTCGCCGCAGCGCGCTCGGCAATCGCGGCCCGTGCCGGTGTACAAATGAGCAGTGGGTTGCTCGGCTCCGCCGCACTAGCCGGTGCGGAGAACGGCGCAATAGAAATGGCAATCCGGGCGTCCAACAATCAGGACATGGACTGGTCCGGCGTGCTTCAGCAGTCTATCGTCGGCGCAGCATTGGGCGCGGGCGGTCACTTGCTGGCAAACCGATTCGGCGGTGCCCCCGTGCCCAAGAACGATCCCGCTGTCGTCGGCGCGGCAAAGGCCGCAACCGAAGTCGCAGAGCGCGGTGTGCGAGAGGCCGGTGCATTGGACGTACGCGGCCCGGTACCGAACGGCGGTGTGTACGCGGCGGACCCGGTGGCGATGCTTTCGGAATTCCGCCCGCACCGAGTCGGTATGACTGATGTTGTGGAGCCGGGCGCACGCCGTCTCGCGGATGTACTGGACGCGGACGTGGCCGCGCTTGAGGCCGAGCGTACACAGCACCTCGCCACGGCAGCCAAGGGCGCGGATAAGGGGGCGATTGCGTCCGCCCGTGACGAACTCGGCGTGCTCGCTGGCTCCGTACCGGACGAAGCTGATGTCAAGGCGCTGACCCGTAATTACCAAGCTGGCGGTATGAAGTTCAAGGAAGCGCAGGCGAAGGCGACGGCCGATGTGCAGGCGTACACCGCCGAGCATCATGCCAAGGTTGAACGCTTGTCTCAGTTCATCGAAATGAATGCGGAGGCGGCAAAGTCGCACCAGCGCCTTACCGAGATTGAAACGCAGCTTGCAGCGCTGCGCCGCGAACGTGCTTCCATCGACGCGCCGCAGACTGCGCAGTTGCCGATGGCTACAGCCGTGCGCCGGGCCTTGGCTTCGATGACTGATGAGGCGATCCCGACTATCCGCCGTGAGGAGCGCGCCCTGTCGCAGAACACGGAAGCGGCCGTTGCCGGTGCCTCCGGTAAAGCGGAACTGGCGCGTATGGCAGCGGGCACGGCCGACCCAATGGTGCAGGGACTGGCCGGTCGCTTGCACGAGCAATTGCGCGGTGATGTGTCTGTTGTCCGCCGTGCCGACGACTCGGTAACGGGTGCGTACAACCCGAAGACTCATTCTGTGTCGCTCGGCGGCAAGGCCGGTGACGACGTGCTGCTGCATGAGTTGGCCCACGCGGCTACGGTCAAGAAGCTCGAATACGGTAAGGCGAATCCCGCCTCAGCACATGGAAAGATCGCTGGGGAATTGGAGAAGCTTCGCGCAGAAGCGGCTGCCGCCTACAGGGGCAACGACTCGAAGACCCGCTACTACCTGTCGAACGTGGATGAGTTTGTGGCCGGTCTGTATAGCGGTAAGACGGAGTTCATCGACCATCTGGCCGCAATGAAGTCGAAGGGCGAACACCTACTGACTAAGGCGGTTGACCTAGTCCGTAGTTTGCTGGGCATTACGGCGAACCAGACCAATGCGCTGCTCAAGGCAATTGGCTTGGCGGATACGCTCATCGACACGCCGCTGCATGACACTGCCGCCGCAGGCGTGCGCAACAGCGCCCCCGTGCGTGATGACATTGTACGCTCGGCGCTGGCACAGGAGTTCAAGAAGCAAATTGACGACTGGCAGGAGGTACGCCCGGAGGCGACGGCCAAACTACGTGAGCGCGCCGCAGGTTGGTACGGCAGTGCGGTGCGTGATACCGCTGCGTTCCGAATGTTCGGGCAGATTGCGGACAGCGTGGGCCTGCTGCTGGCACAGTCAAAGAGCAAGGGCGTGCGTATGTGGGCGTCCGCGCTGGGCGAGGATGCGACGGGTATGAACCGTCAGCACGCCTCGTCGGCCGCAATCGAGAAGGAAATCATGACGCATTCGTTTAAGCGTCCCTTCTTCGAAGTCCATGAGCGTATCTGGCCGAAGCTGTTCACCCCGAAGGAACTGGCTGCCGCTGCAATGGGTGGCGGGGAGGAGGCGCAGAAGCGCGTAGGGAAGCTGATTGCCGAGGAGCGTCTGAAGCACCGTGCAGCAGTCCAGGCGGGCACCGAGTACGTGTCCACGGCAGACCCGCTGGTGCGTGAGTACGCGGGTGCGCTTGATGGCTACTGGCGTACTCTGACCGAGAACGGTAAGGCTGTCGGGGACGCGCAGAGCGAAGGCATCCACGGTGGCGGTTGGGTTGGCTACATGCCTTACAAGTGGGACTTCCGGGCGCTAAACGACCTGTACGTCAATGACGTGCCGAAGTTCAACGCGTTCAAGGCGATCTTGCGTCGCCAGTACGAGGCGAAGGTTGTCGGCCCCGCGCTGGACAAGATGCTGGCGACCGGCCCCCACACGCCCGAAGCGCTGGCCGAACTGCGAACTACGGCCTCGGAGAAGGCGGGGCGTATGGTTGACCACTACTTGAACCAGACGATGAAAGACCCGCAATCGCGGATCGATGGTGCCGACAACCATTTCGGTGCTGTGGCTGCTGATCTTCTGCTTGAGGACTGGCGCGGTACGAAGGTGTCGTGGGAAATGGCGACGGAATTCAAGCAGCGCCTGACCGACGTTATCAAGGATCGCACCCGTACCGAGTTCGACTTGCTAGACGCGGAGGGCGGCGTCCGCATGCTGGACTACATCGATACCGACATTGGTCGTATGGTCAACGGAAGTGCTGCCAAGTGGTCGGGCAACATCGCGCTGGCGAAGCGCGGCCTGCGTGACCCGCAGCACGTCGATGCGCTGTTGGACGCGCTGCGTCAGGACGGGGCAACGCCGCAGGACGTGGACAACATCCACTTCCTGATTCGGTCGCTTCAGGGGAACCTGAACAACCAAGAGCACGGTGTCTCGAAGCTACTCCAAACCGGGGCTTACGTCACGATGATGGGTAAGCTGGGCTTCAACGCAATGGCCGACATTGCGACCATCGCATCGACGGTTGGCGTGGGTGGATTCTTCCGCTCGCTGTACGCCGGGGTCACGGATGGCGCTGGGAAGGGGCTGAAGGCAACGCTGCATGAGTACGCTGGCAGTGCCCTCGGCCTTGACCATCGCATGCACATCGATCAGACCACGAACTCCGTGCTCAAGCCTGAAACGGTTCTCGCGGAAGGTAGCACGCTGAATCGTCTGGCCGATCGATCGGCAAATGCCGTCGGTACGCTGTCTGGTTTGAACCTCGTTGGCAAGATCGTTCACCGGGGCGTGCTGCCGATTCTGGCCGAGGACATGTGGGCGAAGATTCGTGACGGTAAGGGGCACATCACCGATGCGCGCCTCGCTGACATGGGCATCTTGCCGCAGGACATCGACCGAATCCGCACGCAGATGACGAAGCACGACGGCGGCCGCAAGAAGGGCGACGGCATCAACTTCGACAAGTGGGATGACCAGTACGCAGCGGACGCTTTCATTGGATCGCTGCACCGTGCCACATGGCAGGTTGTCCAGCGGGCGCTTGTTGGTGAAACGCCGCGTTGGGCCACGGAGAAGGAGTTCGGCAAGCTGATTGGGCAGTTCCGCCGGTTCGGTGTGACCGCCGCCGAAAAGCAGTTCGCTCGTAACGTGTTCATTGGCGATAGCAATGCGGCCGTAGGCTTCACGATGGCAACTGCTTGGGGCGCGATGCTGTACTACGCGAAGGTACAGGCAAATACCGTCGGTATGGACTCCACGCAGAAGCAGAAGTATCTGGAGGAGAACTTGTCCGGCATGAAGTTGGCAACGGGTGTCGCTGTCATGGTCAACATGGCGGGCCTACTGCCGGATACGCTTGACCTCGGGCATACGATCTTTGGCGGGCAGACGTTCGGCAGTAGTAGCCCCGTCGCAGCAATCGGCTTCCTCCAAAACATCGGACGCGGGGCAGGGGCGGCGGGCAATGTAGCATCCGGGGCCGTACTCGGCCACATGCCGGGCAAGGTCGATCCGGTGGACTATCACAAGCAGCTACGCAACATGTGGCGGCTGGTGCCGGGGTCAAACACAGTGTTCGGAACCGCGTTGAGTAATTCGTTGGCAACACAGTAAGCACGGGAGGCCCGCTACGGCGGGCTTCTCCCATTTTGGCTCCCTAGAAAGACACACAATACAAACAGGAGCCTGCATGGCGAACGAACAGCTATTGCCGTGGATCAACTCGGCAGGCGCGGGCGGCGAGCGGAATTCGATGGTCTCATTCCCGTGTGACGGGAAGCGTACCGCTTTCGAGTTCAACTTCGCTGGCGGCTACATCGGCCGGGCCAACATCAAGGCGTACACGTACGAGCAGGCCACCGGTCTAACGAGTCCGGTGGCCCTTGTACCGTCGAACTTCCTCGGCCCGAACACCCTGAGCATCACCCCGGCAATCCCTGCCGGTTTTTATCTCGTCGTCTACCGAGATACGCAGAAGACTGTACCGCTGGTGAACTACGCCACCGGGGCAGTCATGGACGAGAAAAATTTGGACATGAGCAACCAGCAGGCGGTGTTCGTCGCCGCCGAAATGGTTGACCGGTTTGACGCCATCAACGCCTCCAGCGCCGACGCCGTTGTGCGCAGCGTTGAGGCAGTCCGCAAGGCCGACGAGGCGCTTACCGCATCCGGCAAAGCATCGACTGATGCCGCCGACGCTCTGGCCGCCTCGGGGCAAGCCGTTCGCACGGCTAACGAGGCGAAGACTACCGCAGACGGTATCGACGCAAAGGCCACTAAAGCAATGGAGGACGGCGCTGCGGCAGTGCTGACCGCCGACGCAGCAAAAGTGACAGCGGACGCAGCACGCGATACCGCTAACGGAATCGACGGGAAGGCACAGCAAGCGCTGGACAACTCGGTTGGTGCAACAAACATTGCCACCAATGCGCAGACGGTGGCACAGACGGCGAACACTACGGCTAATGGCGTCGATAGCAAGGCGAGCGCGGCACTAGCTATGGCTTCTGCGCTGCGGGATCAAGTTAGCGTGCTGTTCGGCGTTTTGGGTAGCACTGCTGACAACGCAAACTGGTCGCCTGCGTTTGTCAGTGCAGGTACGTCGGCGGGATTTCGTCTGAAGGTGAAGCGCGGTGTACTCGCACGCCCGGGATCAGCAGCGGGGACACTCGCCATCCAGAACGTTGACCTCACATGCCGCGTCGGAGTGGTTGGGGCATTGGGACAGGATGGCAGCATTCCGGCTACAGGTGCAATCATTGTCCGTGTATTTCTCGTATACAACGACACGGATACGATCAGCTTGATTATGAGCGCGAATACGACCCCGAACCTTGTCGGGACTGTCTATAAGTACGCGCACCTTATTGCGCTGTTCGATATGAACAACCGTAAGCCACTTTGGGAAATCAAGCTAGATGGGGCGCGTGTTCGGTATTTTAGCCCACGGGGCATCTACGGCGACGCCAATCATCCGACGAATGCAGTGCGCACATTTGGTTTTCTGAACGGCGTCGAAGGTGTTTCAGACGTTGGTCTGTTCTTGGTGAGTAACATCGTTGCAGGCCCCGGTGTATATGGTGGAGTGGATGTAATCGTGTCAAGCGAGGGGGGAGGATCGACATTGCAACAAGGCGACGTATTGAGCTTTTCGCCGATTGCGTACGGTACCCCGACCTCCTCCGTCACCTGCCGGTACTACGCCCGCGAGTGGGTTCCTGTCCCGCCCACTAGTTGGAAGGTTTATACGCGGAATGCTGAGGGAAACATTGCAAGTCTGAACGTCTCACTCTACGCGGTCGGATATACGGTTAATAACAACGCCGTCAACTAGCCCACTCCCGCAACCAATCAAATCAAATTTCAGGACTCTATGTACGACGCACACCAACCTGCGACGGTTGCTAGTGTGGGCGTCGGCGGCTGGGCGTATACCGCCCTGAATCTCCCGTGGTCAACCATCGTGTCGATTCTCACCGCCTTCTACATCGCCCTCCAATGCATCAACATCGCGCCGACCGTGTGGGCCAAGTTCAAGAACTGGCACGCAGGTAAAGGCTGGCGCGAATGAGTAAAGCCAGTACCGATGAACTCGGCTTGCTGCACGCCGCTGTCGCGAAGATTCTCCGGGATCGAATCGACAATGACGAGGCGAGCGCTGCGGATATCAGCGCAGCAATCAAGTTCCTCAAGGACAACAGCATCACTGCTGTGATCGAAGACAACTCCGCGTTGGCTTCGTTGCAAGAGAAGTTGAAGAAGCGCCGTGAGCGCAATGCCACGGCGACTCCTGCCGCAGCCCCCGTAACCTCTGATGAAGTGGCTGACGCCACAGACAGCTTCCACGTCCACTAGTGGCACGCGAGTCGGAAGAACTCGCGCTACAACGCTGGGCAATGCTGGACCTTCTGCGGGATGCGTACCCGTCGTTTATCCCGTTCCTTCACGATGTTATGGAGGAATTGGGATTCTCGACTACGCGAATCCAGAAGGACATTGCCGAGTTCTTGGAGCACGGGCCGCACTACCTGATGATTCAGGCACAGCGCGGGCAGGCAAAAACCACTATCACCGCTGCATTCGCAGTCTGGTGTTTGATCCACAACCCACGCCAACGCATTCTCGTCATTTCGGCGGGTGGTACACAGGCCAACGAAATCAGCACGCTCATCGTTCGCATCATCATGACGATGGACGAGTTGGAATGCTTGCGCCCCGACCGTAACGCCGGGGATCGCACGTCAGTTGAAGCGTTCGACGTTCACCACAGTCTCAAGGGACTGGAGAAGTCCCCGTCAGTAGCGTGCGTCGGCATTACCGGCAACCTTCAGGGTAAGCGCGCCGACCTGTTGATCGCAGACGATATCGAGTCCGCGAAGAACTCCCTGACGGAGCACCAGCGCCAGTCGCTGCTGCAACTCACGCGAGACTTCCCGTCCATCTGCGCAACGGGGCGCATCGTCTACCTCGGCACGCCGCAGTCGATCAACTCAATCTACAACACGCTTCCGGGACGTGGCTACACCGTCCGCATTTGGACGGGACGTTACCCCACCGAGAAGCAGATGGCGAACTACGGCGACCTGCTTGCGCCGATGATTCGGCGCGACGTGGAGGCCGACCCGTCCTTGCATATCGGCGGCGGTACGCTTGGCGACCAAGGGCAGCCGACCGACTTGGAACTCCCAGCCGGGACAGAGGAGTTCCTGTGTAAGAAGGAGCACGACCAAGGGCCGTCGTACTTCCAGCTTCAGCACATGCTGAATACCAAGCTGGCGGACGCCGACCGCTTCCCGCTCCGTCTGGTGAAGATTCAGGCGGTTCGAATTATCGGGGACTCGTTCCCGCTGACGGTCGAGCCGGGCCTGCTTGAGCACCAGACGATCAAGTACGAGGTGTGCGGCACCACGTACACGTTGGCGGTTCCGTCCAGCGTCTCACCCGACCGGGCACCGCTTCAGGGCATCGTCATGCACGTTGACCCGGCAGGCGGTGGTAAGAACGGCGACGAAACGGGCTACTCCGTTACAGGCTTTCTCAACGGGACGATTTGGGTGTTGGAGTGCTCCGGTATCAAGGGAGGCTTCGACGCCGACGGCTTCCGCAAGCTGGCGCAAGTCGCCCGCAAGTGGAAGGTCAACCGCATCCTCGTGGAGAAGAACTTCGGCAACGGTGCGTATCTGCACACGTGGCTTCCGATCCTACGCGCCGAATACCCGAACGTGAACGGGGCAGGGTGCGCAATCGAGGAGGTTTGGGAGTCAGGGCAGAAGGAATTGCGCATCATCGACACGCTTGAGCCGGTCATCGCCCGTGGTTCTCTCGTCTTCAATGACGACATTGCCCGCGACGAGGCCGAAAGCCTTGTGCGGTACGCCGCCGAGAAGCGAAGCAGCTACTCCCTGTTCCATCAGATCGCCCACGTCACCCGTGACAAGGACGCTCTCCAGCACGACGACCGCCTGGACTCATTGGCGGCGAACGTCCGCTACTGGACTACCCAAATGGGTATCAACCAAGACCGAGCAATCGAAGCCCAGCGCGAACGCGAGTTCGCAGAGTGGCAGAAGAACCCGCTCGGCTACAACCGCATGACTCGCGGCCCGGCACGGGCGGCCGGGTCGATGTTCAACAAATACCGGAGGTAACATGCAATACGACAAGCTGCCCTATGTGGGCGATATCTGCTCGACCGGCTTCGAACTGCGCACCGCATCCGCCGACGCTATCTCCGCTGTGGAGGTGGCTGCCGGTTACGGCGACAGCGGCAAGGCGTCGGCCGCAACGCTGCGTGACTTCTTCATCGCCTGCGCCAATGCGTGCCATGCGGTGACCGGCGCTACCAAGACGGTGAAGGTGGCCTGATGGGCGTAAAAGCCCGGCTGCTGTTCGGTGCGCTGACCGTCTCGGTTAGTGGGCTGGCGTTCATCACCGGGCAGGAGGGGCGGGTGTACGAATCGTACCCCGACCCCGCCCTAGGATGGTCGGTCCCGACGATTTGCGACGGCCACACCGGCCCTGACGTGAAGCGCGGGATGGTAGCCAATGACGCCATGTGCGACGCATTGCGCTCCAAGGACGCGGCCAAGTGGGCCGGGCACGTCTCCCGATGCGTGACGTTCCGACCGCTGAACCAGAACCAAGTCGATTCCCTCATTTCATTCACGCACAACGTCGGCCCAACGGCTATGTGCTCGTCCACGCTTGTGCGCAAGCTGAACACCGGGGACTTCCAAGGTGCGGCCGACGAGTTTCCCCGCTGGGTGTACGCGAGAAAGACGAAGCTGCGCGGGCTGGTGAAGCGGCGTGACGCAGAACGGGCACTGTTCCTGACCCCATGACGACTACCGAGAAGATTCTAGGTTGCCTGCTGATCGTGGCGGCCGCCGTGGCCGGTGTCTGTGAGTACGGATACCGACGTGCGGCCGCCGACGCTGTACAGCAGCGCAGCCGTGCCGACCAACTGGACGCCACCCTCAAGGCTACCCAGCGCGCCGACCGGGCGAAGCAAGCCCGCCTCGACAGGCTGGCAGCCGAGGAGGCGAAGAACAAGGAGAAGTTGAAGAATGCGCTTGATGCGAACCGGGCTTGGGCTGACGCTCCTGTCCCTGACGCTGTATTTGACAGCCTGTTCGGTGACGCCGCTGATACCACCAACCGACCTGCTCGCTGATTGCACGCATGCACCGGCCCCGACCGCCCGTACCAACGGTGCGCTGGCCGGTGCAGTACAGGCAGAGCGGGCCGCGCTCGACCGGTGCAACGCAGACAAGGCAGCCCTGCGGGCGTACTACAACGTGGAGTGACCTGACAGGGCGTCCAGCTTGTCCGCTACATGCGTTGCGTTCAAGTGGGTGTACCGCTGGAGCATCGAGAGGGTCTTATGGCCGGTGATGCTCGCCACTTCCATCATGGACAGTCCCTTCTCGAAGAAGCGGCTAGTGGCCTCGTGACGCAGGTCGTGGAAGTGAAGGTCGTCCAGATTGGCCCGGCGTGTCGCTCGAATGTACGACCGCTTCACCGCCTCCGGCGACACGTCCCCGAAAGCGAGGCCGTACCGGGTAGGGCGGGATTGCAGTAGCTCGATAGCTCGCCGGGACAGTGGGACACCTCTTGGCGTACCGTTCTTCGTGTCCGGCAGGAACAGGCGTTTGTTCGGTATGTCGATGTGCTTCCAATCGATCTTCAGAAGCTCACTTTGTCTCATGGCTGTCTCAAGAGCCAGTTCCACGATGCAGCGCAGATAGCCGCCTCTCGACTCGCTACAGGCTTTGAGCAGGTCACGTTCCTCTGTCGGTGACAGTCGGCGGATGCGGCCGGGATTGTGCTTCGGTCGCCGCACATCGGATAGCGGGTTACGTCCGGCGCTGACTCCCCATTCTTTCCGGGCAATCTCCAGCACGTGATGCAGGACGTTGAATTCCCGGTTCACGGTAGACCCCGTCACCTTCTTCAACCGTTCGTCCCGGTACTCTGCGAATGCCTGAGTAGTCAGGTTATCGACGGTGTACTTGGCAATGGGCATCCGGCAGATGGTAAGCAGCCGGGCAGCTTCTGCCTCGCCGGTCTTCTTGGTGGGGGATACTTCCTTGGCGTACCGGCGCATCAAGTCACCAAACGTGTACTTGGTGGCGAGTTGTACCGAGTCTTGCGTGGGGGTAGCGAGGACGCTTTCCGTTTGCTCAAGCCATGCTTTAGCTTCGGCTTTCGTGGGGAAGGTCTTGGATTTGTGCGGGAAGCCGACGCGGCGAATCTTCGCCTGATACGTGACCTTGCCGCTATTGTCAGTACGTTTCTGGATAGTACCCATGCCGTTCTCCGTCTCGGGGATGACTGTCTCGCGACTGTCTCGGAGGTGGAACGCAAAGGTACCGAAAGTACTGGTGGGTGGTACAGGGATTGAACCTGTGACCCCTGCCGTGTGAAGGCAGTGCTCTACCGCTGAGCTAACCACCCAAATCATTAACTAAATCAATGATTTAGTGTCGATTGCTGAAGTTCTTCTTTCGCAATCAGGAGCAGAACTTTAACTGTTTTCGTAGAAGTCTGCAACCTTTCTTTTGTTCTATTTTGCTGCCGCCGTGACGATATCTTTCGATCACTTCACGCCGTTTCTCGCGATGCTTCGCAAGCAGCAAAGACAGCGATTATAGGGACGTTTTCTTCGTTTGGGAAGGGTTTTGCGCGAATTTTTCGCAATGCGCCTCACCTCGCCTCAATCGTCACGCAGCGGCCGCCGCTTCGCCCTCCGGCGGCGCCGGTTCCTTGCGCCAGACGCACGTGCCCTTGATGCCCTTGTCGATGCCATCGAGCACGCCGTCGTGCAGTGTGATTTCTTCCGTCGCCGCGAGAATCACCGGCAGCTCGAACTGCCGCAGCGAAATCTTCTCGCGCGGCACGCCGTCGTTGCCTTCGTCGTTTTCGCCTTCGTCGATGACCAGACTTTCCTGACCCCGCGTCATCGCAAGATAGACATCCGCGAGCAGTTCGGCATCGAGCAATGCGCCGTGCAGCGTGCGGTGTGCGTTGTTGACACCGAGTCGCTCGCACAGCGCGTCCAGAGAGTTGCGCCGGCCCGGGAACATCTCACGCGCACGCAGCAGGGTATCGATGAGACCCGAGCAATGTTCCATGAACGGCGGCCAGCCCAGGCGGGCGAACTCCATGTCGAGGAAGCCGAGGTCGAACGCCGCGTTGTGAATGATGATTTCCGCGCCGCGGCAATACTCGCGCAGCTGCTCGGCAATCTCGGCGAACTTGGGCTTGTCGGAGAGGAATTCGGTCGTCAGACCGTGCACCGCCAGTGCGCCCGGATCGCTGTCGCGCTCGGGGTTGATGTAGAAGTGCAGGTTGTTGCCGGTCAGGCGGCGATTGACCAGTTCGACACAACCAATTTCCAGCAGACGGTCGCCCGTCTTGGCATTCAGACCCGTGGTTTCAGTATCGAGGATCAGTTGTCGCAT